TGCTATTGCTGAACAGCTTTAGGAAGGAGTCCAGTTATGATGGAAGTAAAAGAGTTATTACAGGATTGTAAAAATATAGACGATTATATAAGCCTGATTGAAATGCTCAAGAGATCCCTAACAGATAAAGAACTCCACATCGAAGAACTTAATATGAAACTCACAGCTAATGAAGGTGTAATAAATCATCAGCGAGACACTGTTGCTGAATGGCAAAGTAAAGCTGACTATTACAAGGACCTTTATGAACATGCTTGTGAAGAAGCTAATTTAAAGAGGTATACCCCGACATAGGGGGGGTAGTAAATTAATTCCAGTAGTTGAAAAAAAATATAAAAAAATATATCATAACACAAAGTGAGACAACATGAGACAACCTGGTAGGCCAAAAGAAGAGATCGATCTTGAACAACTTGAGAAGTTGTGTGAATTACAATGTACTCAAAAAGAGATTGCTCAGTTTTTCCGTATACATCCTGAAACTTTAAAAAAGAGAGTTGAGGAACACTATGACAGAAAGTGGGCAGAAGTTGCAGAAGACTTTCGTGGTGCTGGTAAGTGTTCTTTAAGAAGGATGCAATGGAAGTCAGCTTCTAATGGTAATGTCTCAATGCAAATATTTCTAGGGAAAAACATTCTAGGTCAAACGGACAAGATGGAGAAAAAGGTGAATACAGCACCTATAAATATTCAGTTCGTTAAGGCCGCTCCAAGTGAAGATTGAATTATTACCGCATCAATATGATGCCATAAATAGTGACCATAAGTTTACTCTCCTATTAGGAGGGATTGGTAGTGGTAAAACCTTTTGTGGATCAGCTTGGGTTATGAAGATGTTTTCAGAATATCCCGACTCCTTAGGTTTAATAACTGCTGTTACATATGGTCAGCTAAGGAAGGCCACATTGAATAGTTTATTCAACAATCTCACTCAATGGGGAATAAGTTTCTCGTATAATCAAATGAGTTCTACACTTACAATAGAAGAAAAGAAGAAATTCCTATGTGTAGGTATGGATGCTTACGATAATTTGAGAGGAATTGAGATAGGAGAGTGGTGGGCAGATGAACTTGCATATGCAAAAGAAGAAGCTTTCGACATGTTCTGTGGACGTTTACGAGATAAGAAGGGACCTTTGCGAGTACTTTGTACTACGACTCCCAACGGCTTCAACTTCCTGTATGATACATTCCAAGGGGAGAAGAGCGATAATAGGCATCACAGAACGATCTCAGCTACTACTAAGTCAAATAAGCACTTACCCAGTGACTACTATAACTACTTATCATCTCAGTTTTCTGAAAAACAAATAGAGCAAGAGCTCGAGGGTAAGTTCGTTTCACTAAACGCTGGTAAATGTTATTATGCTTTTGAGCGAGAACTAAATGTTTCGACAGGACTTACAAAGTTACCAGGTACTATATTCGTGGGAATGGATTTTAATATCTCACCAATGTGCGCAGTGGTACTTCAATATTATAACGATACTATTCGAGTTATTGATGAGATCTTTTTAAAGAACTCTGATACTTACCAAATGGTAAATGCTTTACAGAAGAAAGGCTATAATGGAGCGACTGTTATACCTGATTCAACAGCTTCAGCTCGTAAAACAAGTGGGATTTCCGACTTAAATATTTTAAAAGAAAGTGGGTTCACAGTTATGCCTACTAGAAATCCATTTGTTAGTGACCGTGTAAATGCAATTAATGCTAGGTTGAGAAATCAACAGATAATTATATCAGATTCCTGTAAAAAATTAATACAAGATCTGGAACAAGTAACATGGAAAGGTAATCAAATAGATCAAAAAACGAATCCAATGTTAAGTCATATTTCAGATGCGATGTCTTATGCTGTCTGGAAATTGATGCCATTGAAATCAAAACCAAGACAAGTATACATGAGGGATAGGTAATGGATTTAAGAACAGTTGAAGCGAGAGGTGCCTTATTAAAGGATATTGACAGCAATGAAAATAGAGACAGGAAGCAACGAAGTTTTAAGTCGTCTGAAGTTTACTCAGATAACTTACATCAATATGTTTATACCTATCTTAGAAAGCAGTTTAATCAAAAAACTGTTGAAGAGATGCCTGTAGTTGCATCAGTTAATTTAGCAAAGAGGATTGTAAAAGAGGAAGCTACTATTTACAAGGAAGCTCCGACAAGGTTCTTCACTGATTTACATGATGAGCAAAGTCAAACTATCCAAAGAATATATGAAGCTATGAACGCAGACTATACTCTTTCTAAAGCTAACGAGTTTTTCAAATTACAAAACCAATCTTTGTTACAGCTAGTGCCCAAGGGTGGCAAAATAATAATGAGGGTTTTAAAGCAACATAACTATGATGTGATTCCTTTACCAGAAGATCCTGAACAAGCATTAGGTTATATAGTTTCAGCTTTTGACCATAGTGGAATGGTTGATGACTATACTAATGTGACTCCTACTGGTTACGAGGGGATTGGGAGCTCACATTATTCATCTGCTCCTGATGGAGTTGACCAAGCAATAGGTGATCGTGATGATTATAAAGCGTCATTGAAACGATATGTTGTTTGGACTAAAGAATATTATAACGGAAAAGAGTTAGTTCCAGCGATGAACTTTATTATGGACGGGAAAGGGAATATGTTAAGTGAAGATCCCTCCAATCCATTAGGTAATATGCTTCCATTTGTAGATATTAGTGGTTTTAAAGACTACTCGTATTTTGTTGCTCAGTCGTCATTATTAAGTGACTTCACCGTAGAATTTAACGGAGCTTTGAGTGATCTTATGCAAGTGGCACGACTTCAAGGATGGAGTCAAGCTTACTTAAAAGCTTCAAGTGACATGGCACGGCCAGAGAATATTAGTGTAGGACCTACTCGGATTATTCATTTACCTGTAGAGGCAGATGGAGTTGAGCCTGAGTTTGGTTTTGCAAGTCCAAATCCTGATTTACAAGGTTCAATTTCAACAGTTGAATTTTTACTTAAGTGCTTTTTAACTTCAAGAGGGTTATCACCTAAAACTGTAAGTGGTTCAGCGGATGCAGATAAATTTAACTCAGGGCTTGAGCGATTATTAGCAATGATCGACAGGTTTGATGCTACTAAAGAAGATTATAATCTTTTTGAAACAGCAGAACATCAAATTTACAGTATAATTAAAACTTGGCACAACACTTTAAGAGCAACTGATGCTTTAAATGAAGAATTTAAAACAACAGAGCTCCCAGAAACATCAAAACTATCAATTTCTTTTGGTAAACCAGAGATGATTCAGACTAAAGTTGAAAAAATAGACTCTCATATAAAGAAGATTGAGATGGGAATAGGCTCAAGAATTACTGCATTAATGGACATAGAGGACATGTCCAGAGAAGAAGCAGAGGAATTTGTCTCACTTTTAGATAAAGACGAGTTCCTTTCTTCGGAAATAGAACCCAAGGAACAGGATGAGCAACAGGAACAGGAAATTCGAGTATGAAATTACAAATATGTCTTATAAATTACGGGATGAATTGGTAAAAGTTCTTCGCCAAGAAGATTTTGGTAAAAGTATCATCGCTAAACTTATAAGAAGTATCCGAAAAAACGCTACTAATCCTAAAACAGGAAGGAAGTTCAAGCAATTAGAAAAAAGAACAAAGACTCACCGTAAATGGGTGGCAAAAAACAATAAAACCCATGCTGATTACAAAGAAAAAGAACCTAATTTAACTATTACAGGTAGGTTTTTAGATTCTATTAAAGGGTTTACTAGCAATATTCCTGGTGGCCTACAATTAGAAATCAAAGCAACAGGAATACATGCACGATATAAAAACTCAAAAGGTAAGTTATCGGGCAAGAAGTTGAAATTGAATACGGACATACACCAAAAGATGGCTGATTTAGGACGAGATCCTATCAACCTAAGCAAAAAGATGGAGAACGAAATTAGCGACAAGTTATTAAAGGTTGTATCGAAGGCCCTGAAAAAGTTTTAGGGTTGTAAATTATTCAAAGGAGAATTATAATGGATGAAAATGTCAATGCTAACCCAAAGGATAGCGGTGCTACGCCTCAAGAAGTTAACAGTGTTAACAAAGAGGAGTCCCACAGCAATGACGAAGTTGCACTAAGTGAAGACAAGGTTCGTTACACAACCTACAAGCGCACAGTAGATGAGGTTCATAAACTGAAAGCGATGTTGGACAAGGCTAACGGAGAATTGGAATCACTTAACTTGGACAAGCTTGAGCAAGAAGGACAATGGAAAACAGGCTATGAACAACAAAAGGTTCGTGGCGATTCTTTAGAACAAAAACTAAAGGATGTTACCCAAGACTTCGCAACAAATGCACTCAAGGGGAAAATCCGTCAGGCTGCTGTGCAGTTAGGATGTTCAGGAGATAGTCAGCTTAACTGTGTCATGGATAGTCTCTCAAAAGACGATCTAGGTGCTATCGAAGTCAATGGGTTGGAACCAAATGCAGAAGATGTCAAAAGATTAGTAGATCAGAAGAAAAAAGACCTGTGGTTTTTATTCGATAAACCTGCTCCTAGTATTGATGACAGAACTCCCAATCAAGGCCTAGAAAAAGTAGCTCCTAAAAGTCCTTCTGAGA